TCTACTACCTTCATGAACTCTTGATAGCTCTTTAGAGGTATTTCACTTAATGAAGTAGGTATTACTATTTCTGTTTTCATCTTATTAATTAACTTTTTATTTGTGTTTTTGTAGTTTAAACCATTTTGCTGACGCCAGCAAAAAGGTATTTATACACTATTTGCATACTTGAACGGGTGCGAACTATTATTTATTTACCAAATGTGGTACTTACCGTAGTTATTATTGAATCTTACATCAAAGTATTGTTTCATTAATAGCATATCTCTAAAGTCTGGTGAACGTCCTATATTTTGTTTTATTTGTTCTTTAGGTAATATTCTTAACTTGCCGTCAACGTCAGTATTAAATGTTTTAAGTTGTTCTAATTCTTCGATTATTTCTTCTTTCGTCTTTTCAGAAATATCAGCTTCAATATAAATACTACTGTTTTGTATTTTTTCAGCTAACTTAAAACCACATTGAGATTGTAAGTTAAAGTAATTTGTTTTTACACCGTTCACAGTATTATCAAACGCTTTTGAATTGTTTACAAATCCAAGTATTCCACAACTATCTACTACACCACCACCTACGCCATCCTCATCAGCTATGCATTGGTCTTTAGGTATTTGATGTTTTACCCGTAATGCTTCAATACATGATTGTATTTGCGTTGTTTTACTTACTTCAAATATTTGTAACTCTATTAACACGTCCCCATCCCAAACACCTATAACAGCTTTATCACTACCAAAACGTGCGATATCAGCAACTAAATACTTTTTGTTAGGCTTTTGTACATGATTGTTTTGAAACAGTCCTAAAATCTTTTCATAATCACATAATGCATCTGGGTCGTCATCGTATTCCCAGTTACCTTTTAATAATCTTTCTTTTGCGTTTTTAGATAGCACCCTATTTAAGTTTTCCAAGTATCCAGCATCAAGCATTTTATTATCTTCAGGTAAAGCTTGAATAAATGCTTTATAAGATTCTAATTCGTTTGTCTTAAACTTTTTGTAATATTCTTTGTATAGGTAGTTTTTACTTGGGTTACACGTCTGTAATATTTTACCAACTAATTTATATTTATTGTTTTTCCATCTACCTATTGAAGCGTGTAAATTTTGTTTGGCTTCATATTCAAACTCCCCAGCTTCTTCAATCATTCCCCTTGTCATTTGCATTGAACCAAAACGCATATACAACGGATCGCTTGGTAAATACTTTGCTTCTAATAAAAAGACTTTAGAACCGTTATAAAGCGTATAATAATTATCCGTTCCGTTAAAGTTGTAATATTGACTACCTAAACCCCACGACTGAAATACTTCATGTATTGTAGGTATAGTAAACTTACGAATATCATTGAGTTTTTTACGTGCTATAAAATAATGCGTTTCAGGATACAAAAAAGCATCCCCAAAAATTAGATTAATACCGCCAAAAGATTTACCACTACCTTTAGAACCACCGTAAACAATATCTGTTATAGTTGGATTTACCCAACATTTAGCCATTTCTTTTTGCTTCGTGTTTCCGTTTGTGTTAAATGTTAACTTCATTTAATATCCATTCCAGTAATACCTTCTATTGATATCTTACTTTCGCTTTCAGTTTGCTCTTTTAAGTTGTTTAAACGTTGTGTAATGCTCGGGTTGTATTGTCCTACCATGCCGCCTTCGATTTGGTCTCTACGGATTTCTTTGCGTATATGTGAACAGATGGGGATATATTCCTCGTAGCGTTTGTCTACGTTCTTAAAATACTGTTCAACTTCGCCTACTTCGTGCCAACAAAATATCTCAAAGCCTTCCATTGTTAAAGGTCTTTCAAGTGGCTCTGCTCTTTCTTCAAATTCTTTACCACCGAATACGCTTTTTATTCGAGGGTTCGCTTTTACATCTTCTTTGTATCTTAGGAATAGTTCGTAAAGTTGTTCCGGGCTATCTAAGTTTCTTGGTCTTCCTACTTTTGCCATTTTACTTCGTGTTTTTATTGTTCGTCTTTATAACTATTGTATAAAATTTCAAGTTTATTCATTACATCCCTTAGACAAGAACCGCATGAAGTAGGTTGCATATTTACTTTAAATACTCTATTGTAAATCTTTAGTAGTTCCTTTTGTTCGGTAGGCTTCATGCTGTAACGCTTTTCAGTAAACCATTCAGATAAATATTCGTGTTCGTCTTTTAGTAAACATTCAGGCTTACGGTAAGGAAACAAAGAATTTAACTTCGTTTTTCTTTCGTCACAACCGCAGTCTTCACCTAATACCCATTTCGCTAATTTAGCTACTCCAGTAACTTCTAAAACTTTTTCTACCGTGTCCCCTAATCCTTCGCTTTGTGCTGCTAATATTTCAGCTTTTGTACGTCTTTTTCGTGCCATATTTATTTTATTAATTCGTAATCTTGGTTTTTAAAATCTTCGTAATCTTCACTTACATTTTCTTTCAATCGTTCCTTGCAAGTCTTAATTGTTTTCCATACGCTTTTAAAACTTATTCCTGTTACACCTTCTATTTGTCGTGTACTCATTCCTGAAGTTCGGTAAAGGTCAAATAATAGTTGATCGTACCAATGCCATTGTTTAACCTCTTGGTTTATCTTTATTTCTAAACGTTTTTTCGCTTCAAGTATTTCAGGCAAGTATTCGTCTTTTATTTGGTAGGCTTCCGTTATGCTTACTTTTGTTATTCGTGTTTTGCTTTTTTTGTAATCAAACGCCATGTTTCGTAATACCGTCCAAACAAAATTCTTATTCAGCTTGTTGTTTAAATAGAACCGTTCTACGTTATTTATAACAGCCATCTTTAAATACATTTCTTGTACTATATCCTGTGCGTAAAACTCCTCTCCAAAAGTGCCTACAATCTTAATCCAGTCGTTGTGGTGTTTGCTTAGTTCTATTAAAAACTTTTCATTTACCAAAGTGAACTGAATAATTGTATTACTGATAAGCTGGATAAAAATATTAAAACACGGTGTATTGATTCTAATATTAATTCGTCTTTATATACCCACGTTTGAAACTTTTCACTACTTACCCAAAAGGCAAAAACAAGAAAAACCCTATCTAAAATAAATAGGGTTATCAAAAAAGGTAAAAGTAAGGCGTGTCTCACCCTACAAAGTTATACTATTTTTTTAAATATTCGACAAACGTCTCTCTTCGAATATCATTTCTTGGTTAAAATCAAATTCTTCTTTCATTAATTCGTACTCATCAAACTCAAAAGAATACGGATCGTTATCCAAAACGCTTTCAATGTATTCACAAATTAATTTCGTGTTTCTTTTGTTTAGGTGCTTAGAACTTATTAACGCTCCATCTTCAGCATACAAGTCGTATTTACTTAGTTTAACCGTTACGCTTTCTAATTCACCGTCTTTTAGTATCCATTCAGGTGTAAATTGAAACTGCATTTCTTTTCCTTTGCCGCAATCAATATCAAAATACCCTACTCCGTTGTTAACTTCAATGTTTTTTACTGTTGTGTTTCGTGTTTTCATAGCTCTTTATTTAATTATTTCTTCAAAATTAATATAACTTTTTAAATAAACAATATTTTTAATAAAAAAAAATGCGGAATTTTTTACGTTCCGCACTTGAAATACTTGCAAAGTGTGGGCGACCGTGTTACACAATCCATTAACCATTGCAAGTTTTAGGTTTACCAGAGCCTTTGTAGTCAGGACAGGATTCGAACCTGTTTATTTTGGTAGGATATGTACACTTTCCGTTTGAAGTACCAATTGCATAACCAATCTGCCACCTGACTATAAAACCAAGGCGTGTTACATTCCTTTTTCATTTAGGTATTTAGCTAAACGCTGGATCGTTTTACTTGTTAAAGACTTACCGTTTAAAAACGTGTGAATATTTGACTGATGCAATTTAGCATCTAAACAAAAAGCATTCAATGATAGTTCGTTTTTTTGTAAGTACTCCCGTAACATTTTACGCGTTAACTCGTCGCTATTTGCTATTATTTTACTTGCTTTCATTTTATTCAGTTTTAAAAGTTTTGCCAATACTTAATAGTTTATCTTCTATTATTTTAACCATGCTTAAATATTCCTTTGCTTTTTGATAATTTTTTTGATGAATATTATATTTTTCTTCAAAATAATTTCTTAATAATATAAGTTCTTGTATTGAATATTCTACTGCTTTATTTTCCATTAAAAATCGTTTAAAAAGTCTGAAATATCATTGCTTTGTGGCTTCGCTTGTTGTTCTTCAGCTGGCTTTATTGATAAACTTAAATAGTTTTTACCGTTGTTACTTTGTTTTTTCCATGCGCTAATGTAAAATTCACGCCCTAAAATTGTTATTTTACCGTTCATGTCCGGGTGCGTTTCTTTCGTCTTTTTGTCGTTTGTAAATAACGCTCCGCTGTTGTCTCTTTTTTCCATTTTACTTTTTATTTTAATTCTACTTTATAATATTCCAATGTTATATCTGCTATTTTTTGAGCATCTTTACGTATCCTCGCTTGTCTATCTTCATCTTCAAAAGGACTGTGATATCTTTCATCTGAAACCGCATCGTAGTTTAAATACGTAATAATTGCTTGAACAACTCTTGCTCTTCTTTCATCATAGTCCATAGGAACCATAACAACTCTTGCTAAATTTTCCATTTTACTTTTTATTTATTTTTATTTTTAACATTTTAATTACTAAAGAATCAGCATTTACAGTACCGCCTTCATCTGTTACCGTTAATAAGGCTTTTACTAATTGCTTTAATTCTTTAATTTCTTTTTTTAATTCTTGTATCTCTTGGTTAACTTCTGGATTCATATTTTTCTAATTTAGTGTTCAACAAAATATTTTCAGCTTTTAAACTTGCTAAATGCATTTCCAACGCTTCGAATTTAGATTTATACGATTCATATTTTAACTTGTATTCAATCATATCAGCTTTTGCTTCAGCGTATTTTTCAATTATGCTTTCAGATAGCTCTATTATTTTACTCATATCACTTGAATTAAGTTGTTATAATATTCTCTACATTCTTCTATTCGTGTTTTAATAGCCTCTATTACTTTCTCATCTCGCTTAATTACGTGCGTTTTAACACGCTTTTCCTTAGGTATGTGCATGAAAGTATGTTTGGCCTCTACAAAGTCTATTATTTCATCGTTTTCATCTATTTCGTTTCTTCGCCAGTGTTCCCTTCTTATTTCATCACGAACGATTTGCAAAGGCGTATCGATCAAACAATAGCACAATAACGCTTCTTGTTTATCAGTTAGCCACATATAACCCTGTAATTGATAATAGTAATCTTTGTTTTTTACTTCGTCTTCTACTACCTTTTCAAAGAATGTAAACGCATCCCAAGAACTTTTAACGTCTATTAATACGTCCGTGTTTACGTCAGGCTTTCCTGTTACCCATTCATTTGTTATTCGTTCTTCATTCTTGTAAATAAATCCAACATCTAAAACATTATTAACTAATTTTATTGATTCGGGTTCTACTTCGTTACCTTTGTCCGTGTACCTTGACCAAAATTCTTTGTGTATATTGTATTTTTCTTCAACCGCTAATTCTAAAAGATACGTTTTAGTAGTTTGAGAAAGACGCACCCCCTTTTCTCGGGGGTTTGTCATAATTTTACCTATTTGTGAACATCGTATTTTCATAGCGCTTTCAATTGTTCAGGTGTTAAATCAAATTTAGCTCGTAGTTCTTCAGCAGTAAATTTACCTTCTTGAATTGCTTTTAGTGCTTCGAGAAATCTTTTATTGTCTAACGTTTCCGCTTTTCTATTATCTTTTGAATCAGGATCGTTTTCCGTTTCATCAATTAAGAATAAACCGTTTAAAGCGTACTTACGTGCGTAGCTTGAAGCCGTTCCAGTTGTTTGTTCGCTTGACATACCTTTATGCTCGCTTAATTCAGCATAGGCGTTTACTTTAATTTCTCCATCCGTGTTAATCAAAGTTGCAGTTGCTTTTAAAAATAACCTACTACCAACCTCTACTACTTCATCAGTGAGTATTAATACACTTTCGTATTTGTATAAAATAGGTTTTGCAGATTCTAATATTTGTTCCGCACTTCGATATTTGAAGCCGCCAAATTTGTTAAAGCTTCCTTTAGGGCATTTTAATTCCGCCTGAATTTTAGTTAACTGTTTCATGTTATTTTGTGTTTTGTGTTTACAAATTTAATAATAATTTTTAATATAACTATAAATAAAAAAAATATTATAAAAATTTCTTTAAACCTTGTACCGCATTCTCTATTGAGTTTGCTCGTTCCTGAAGGCTTATAATTTGTTGTTGAATAGTGAGTTTACAATCAGTCGTAAAATATCCGTTAGAAGTAGCTATTAGAGGGAGAAGACCATTTGAACGAATATAGTTAACTAACTTTCTTAATCTCGGTTGTGTTAATCTTATTTTGTATCCGTTATTTTCTAAAAATACATTCATTCTTTCAACGATCAAAGTAGCTTTTATAGGGTTCGACTTTTTGTAACCTCTAAACCCGTGAATTACCAGCTGTAAAATTTCCATTTCTTCAGCACTTAATTCGTGCGTGTACTGTTCGAAAGTTGTAATCATGATTCAAAAGTTTCTTTATAATATTGTTCACCCGTTAAAGTATATTCATAATTAGTTACGCCTCTTGATAATTTTTGCTTATTCCCGTGCGCTTCAATTATTTGCTGCTTTTCAATATCTATAAACTTGTGAAACGTTTGTATAAACGCCCTACCTTTTTCAGTATGCACGTCAAAAAAAGACGGATGCAATTCTTCTAATAAATTAAAAGCTTCTTGTAATGCTGTTTTTTTCATTTGTATATGTTTTTTAAGTTATTCTTTTCAGCGTATCGAATTACAAAATCCTGCGCATCCTCTAACCTTTGACTTGAATAAAGGTACTTTCTGTTTCTACGTACATAAAAATACTCGTAAATATTTCCGTACTTGTTTTTTACCTTTGTTGGGTAAATCCATTTTAACTGCTTTTCCATATCTATTTGTTTTGCGTTTTGTCAAAAGTAATATAAATTATTAATATAGTTCTAATTCTTTACACTTTTTTTTGTAGGTACTGATTATTTCTTTTAGTTCGTCTATTGTGAACTTTCGTGTTTTTCTGGATTCAGCTTCTAATTGTTCTAATCTTTCAACTCCTATTCGTTCAATTAATCCTATTCGATATTCTGCTAAATTACCAGATTTACTACTATTGCAATTAAACCAGCATTGACCATGCAAATTATCTTCATTAAACGTAACGTTTTTATTTGTGCTTGGAAAATAATGTCCAGCTGTTATTGTGTA